TCTTGCTCGTCCGATTGAGTCGAGCAAAGATGGTCGGCTTCAAGTTAAAAATGACGGTCAACTTCCGACTAAGGCAAAACAAGTATACATCGACACGATGGATTTTGAAGTGTTACAGACTGGCCGCCAGTCACAAGTTTCACATTTTGTTACACAGCCAGAAGTGGCTAAGCCAGAAGTCCCAGTAGAAACCGATGAGGAAGCAATGGCTCGTATTCGTACTCGTTTTGCCATTCTTGATGAAATGTCAAAAGCGTGTATCAATAGCGACATTCGCGCTTTGATTGTATCGGGCCCTCCCGGAGTTGGCAAGTCACACGGCGTGGAATATCAATTGGAAAAATACAGTACGTTTGATCGTCTTGCTGGCAAGAAAATTCGTTACGAGATTGTCAAGGGTGCTATGTCGGCGCTTGGTTTGTATTCTACTCTGTACAAGTACAGCGATGCCAAGAATGTGTTAGTATTTGACGATTGTGATATTTTTCATGACGAAGATGCTCTTAACATTTTGAAAGCGGCACTTGATAGCGGTAAACGTCGTCGCATTTTCTGGAACACTGATAGTCGTAAACTTCGTGACGAGGGTATTCCAAATTTCTTTGACTTCAAAGGCTCTGTGATTTTTATCACTAACTTGAATTTCACTAGTGCCCGTGGTAAAATTGCTGCTCACGTTGATGCTCTTCAGTCACGTTGTCACTATTTGGATTTGACTATCAATACTGAACGTGACGCTATGTTACGAGTACGTCAAGTACACGCTGATGCTGCCGATGACGGTGGTTTGTTTAAAGATTACGATTTTGAAAATCAAGAAGATCAATTGATTCTTGATTATATGTGGGACAATCGCACGAAATTAAGCGAAGTGTCAATGCGTATGGCTCTCAAAATTGCTGATCTGGTTCGTATTAGCCCTAATAACTGGCGTGTTCTTACCGAAAATACTTGTTTCAAAGTTAAACGCTAATTTATTCAAGTGTCAAAAAAACCCACTTCGGTGGGTTTTTTGTTGTCCGTTATAATTGACATTGACTAGATAAAGTAGTATAATCATTGAATGAAACAATGTAAATTAATTATTCGTGACGAAGTTAATGTCAAGATAGAAGGATTGGAAGTCAGTGATAGACGAGCTTTGGTCAAGATGTTTGAGTATGAAAAACCGGGAGCCAGATACATGCCAGCGGTTAGATTGGGTAGATGGAATGGAAAAGTGGCTTACTTTCAATTAAGTGGATCAACTTACATAAATCTATTGCCAGAGATACTTCCATATCTAGACGATCATGGATATGATATTGAAGTAGAAGATTTAAGAGAGTACAGTACAAATTTTGCATTTGATAAAATAGATGTAAATACATTTGCTCATAAATTATGGCCAGAGGGACACGAAAGAGCAGGGCAACCAATCATACTTCGTGACTATCAAGAAACAATTATCAATGGATTTTTGACTAATCCACAGTCAATGCAAGAAATTGCCACTGGAGCAGGCAAAACACTTATCACAGCAGCACTAAGCAACTGTGTTGAAAAATATGGTCGTAGTATTGTTATTGTTCCCAATAAATCATTGATCGTTCAAACTGAGGCTGATTATATCAATTTGGGTCTTGATGTTGGAGTGTACTTTGGTGATAGAAAAGAATTTGGTAAAACTCATACAATTTGTACATGGCAAAGTCTAAATAATCTTCTAAAGAATACTCAGAATGGAAGTGCTGATATAGATATCAATGATTTTATAGAAGACGTAGTATTGATTATGATTGACGAAGCACATGGAGCACAAGCTGATGCTTTAAAGGTATTATTAGGTGGAATATTCTCTAAGATACCACTTCGTTGGGGTTTAACTGGCACAGTTCCAAAAGATAAATTTGCTAGCTCTGCTTTACTAGTTAACATTGGCCCACTAACCAATAAATTATCAGCTAGTGAATTACAAGACAAGAACGTATTAGCTCGTTGTCACGTTAACATTGTTCAATTACAGGATAATGTAGAGTTAGCTGACTATCAAAGCGAACTAAAACATCTACTAGAAGATAATAAAAGATTAGATAGTATCGGAAGTATAATTGAAAAGATCGTAGAAACTGGGAATACATTGATATTGGTGGATAGAATTGCTGCTGGACAAGAGCTAGTAGCTAGACTTCCAAATTCAGTGTTCGTAAGCGGTATAACTAAAGTAAAGGCAAGAAAGGAAGAATATGATGAAGTCGCTATTTCGGATGATAAAATTATCGTTGCCACCTACGGCGTTGCTGCTGTTGGTCTCAACATTCCTAGGATTTTCAATCTGGTGTTGGTTGAGCCTGGCAAAAGTTTCGTCAGAGTTATTCAAAGTATTGGGCGCGGCATAAGAAAAGCAGAAGACAAAGACTTTGTTCAAATCTGGGACTTGACTTCTAATTGTAGATTTTCAAAAAGACATTTAACTGTAAGAAAAGCTTTCTACAAAGAAGCCAATTATCCATTTAGTATTGCTAAACATAACTATCAGTGATATAATGATACTATGAAGATACTCACGCTCGATAATAACTCTACGTATAACTTAGAGAATCTCCCAGAAGAGATAGATGATTTACGATTTGCTATACTGGATAATAGTAACCCACAAAATGTAGACTATCATTATATTCCACTTATATTTTTGGAAAGTTTTAATAGTCCAGCATTAGTACTACGAATCGGAGATGCTCAGATTAAAATGCCATTAGATTGGCAAATACTTATTGGTGAACCAGATATGGGTGATTTAGAAACACTGCCACTTACTAGTATCAATGATCGTGGATTCTGTGCTTTTGAATTCAATCCACTTAGTAGTTTTAAACCGTCATTTCTTGACATCGAAATTTTAGATGTGTATCATGACGTTACATGGTATGCTCCTAGATTAAAAAATGGTCAATTTCTATGTGTACCAATTGATGATAGTGTTAGACCTAGATGTATCTATTTCGTAAAAGAAATCAGCAGAAATTGTGAAGTTGTGGACTATTCTCAGGCGTTCTAAATGTATTGGAAAGATAAACTATACGTTATGTGGATTGATAGTGATCAATCTGTTCGTATTACGCATTCGATGTTAAACGACGATTCATTTCTCAACGGATTTGTAACCGCAAAACATTCATCAGAATATTGGGTTGAGGCTCAAAGAAAATTCATGATACATCACAACGTACGAATCGGTGAAACGAAAATATCATACAATTCCTATCACTGGCGCAGAGAACTTATTTTTAACACAGAACAAGATGCTATCTTGTTTGCTCTAAAGGTACTATAATGGCAACTAAAAAATCAGCAGTATCAGTAGATGAAAAATTTACAAATCAAGACCTTGATTTATTTACAACTTTGGCTCAAATTGATGCTAAGAATTATAGTTGGTTCTCTAAACTCACTGATGAGCAGAAGAAAAAGTTTATTCCATATATGATGGTTCATTGGATTTCATCTGTCAAGAAATCTGGCCCAGTAGGAGCGTATTATGTAATGAGTACAGATCATAATGCCAACAAATATTTGTTTAATGAATCTATAATGGATCATCCTGAACTTCAGTGGTTAATGCTATGTGCTGCTAGTCCAGGAATTGGAAAGCAATTACATACATGGCTCCCACATTTAAAAGATAAAGTAACCAAACTAAAAGAACGAGCGCAGAAAAAAGACGTTAAAGATTATTTCAGTAAAGTGTGTAAGACCGATATAGAAGAACAGACTACTAGTTATACTCAATCTCAGCATCATTGTTATAACTTAGCAAAATTATATCCCAACATGAAACTAGATGATATTAAATTGTTAAGCGAATTAGTAACCGATGAGGACATTAAAAAATATGAAAAAGATAGCGGAAACTAATACAGAAGAACTTAGCTGTGATCATTGTAAGCGATCTTTTGTTAGACCCGGCAGTTTGCTCAAGCACTTATGCGAATCAAAAAGACGTTGGATGGATCGTGATAAGGCATCAAATAGAATAGCCTTTAATGCATGGCTAAAATTCTATCAGTCTATGCAACCCAAACGAAAGAAATTAGAATATACAGATTTTTCTAGTAGTCCGTATTACATTGGATTTGTAAAATACGGAACATACTGTGTTGAAGTCGGAGTTGTAAATCCAAGTAGTTATATAGACTATTTACTTAAAGAGAAAATATCACTTGACAACTGGGCTAGTGATAAAGTTTATTCCAAGTATTTGGTACTATATCTGCGTAGTGAAAATGAACTAGATGCAATTCATCGTAGCGTAGAAAATATGATGAAACTTGCTGAATTAGACTCAATCGAATTACGAGACGTATTTCGTTATGCTAGTAGTAATAAAATATGTCAGTTAATATGTAATGGTAAAATAAGCCCGTGGATATTATATCAAAGTAAAACTGGTCAAGAATTTTTAGGTAAACTAAATGATGATCAACGAGGTATAATTTATGAATATATTGATCCAGAAAAATGGAACATTAAATTTAAACGTGAGAAAGAAGAAGTCAAAATGGTAAATGTAATAATTTCTGAGATCAACGGACTATGAATCATAAATTTGTTAGCGATGTTGATATTGACTTTGGGGACAGAACTAAAATTTTAGATCTGATTCAGCATATTCCAGCGTCTCTTAAAGCTGGTACTAAAATTCGTCGTCATAATTCAGGAATTTATGTAACAGATATTCCATATGATTCTGAGCATAATATGTCGTCTATTCTATATGATGAAGCTGAAGAACGTGGATACATTAAACTAGATATACTTAATGTATGGTTATATAAACTTATTCGTGATGAATCTCATTTAATTGAATTGATGAAAGAACCCAATTGGTCGTTGTTACAAGATCGAGAATTCTTTGAAAAATTAGTTCAAATTGGCAATCATTATCATACTATGGTAAAGATGAATGAGCCAATCGATAGTATACCAAGACTGGCAATGTTTATAAGTGTGATTAGACCAGGAAAATATCATTTGATTGGTAAAAGTTGGAAAGAAGTAGGTGAAAGTATTTGGAAAAATGATGACAGTGGATATAGTTTCCGAAAAAGTCACGCAATTGCTTATGCACATTTAGTTGGAATTCATATGAATTTATTAGAAGAAAATCCAGAAGCGTTTCAGATTATGGCATTCGTTTAACTAACGTAATACTTCTACGTTTGATTCTTTTCTTTGCCAATTCGTTCATACTGGTACATGGGCCGTGAAGTATTTCTAGACTTTTATTATTGAATGTTTTTAAGTATGGCTTGAATATTTTCCAGTCATTACGTAAAAATATATTGATTGGAATAAGTCTATTACTTTCCCACCACCAATTATCTCCTAATTCAAGAAATAAGTTTTTTAATTCTAATTCTACGATACTTCCGTAATCATAGAATGTAGTAACAGCATCGTCTCGATTTTGTATTATACCTATGTACTCAGAGTTGGCGTAAATGCACACTGTGATAAACGGATGGTTTTGGCTAAGTTGATGAAAGAATTCATTTGTCATATATGATAAATATTATAGAGTTATTTATCTATCCAATTTTTGTACTAAGATAAATATTATACAAGGACTACGATGTGACTGCTCAAACCAATGTGTACTTATATAATCAAAGACAGTGCGTTGTTTTACTAAACACCGCTGCCGCCCCCATAGGAGCTTACGAAAAAGTGTATGCAAAAAATCTAACAATTAGTAGAGGTGTTGATAACATCCTTGAATTTGCTTTTATAAATCAAAATCAAAAACCAGTCGATATCTCTGGAAAAACAATCACATGTAGAATTTTAAATGCAGATGGTACTGCTATACTAATTCAAAAGTCATTGACTCCAACATTACCAGTAACTGGTATTACTACACTACAGTTAACAGCGGGTGAAATAGAAGATATCAATAGTCAATACTGTTACTATAGCTTAGAAATTCCAGTTGGCGCATTTGACTATCCAGTATTTGTTAATAGTCAGGGTGGTGCTCGTGGTGTTATTAACATTGTTAATAGTGTATATCCGTCTTTTGTTAATAGTCATATAGTTACTATACCAAGTCATGTACCTCCAGCAGAGAACGGAAACCCAGTTACTTACTATAGCAGCATTATAACTGGAGCTGATGTTCCAGTGTTAACAACTCAAGTATACTTAGATAACTTTACCGGAAATCTACAAATACAGGGCAGCACTACGGGAGATTTCAGCTTCTATTATGACATTGGCGATACTACCGAATACGTAGCTGATAGTACTACACAGGGCTTTAACATTGCTGGATTTCATCCATATGTGAGATTTCAAATTGTCAATGTAGGAACAGAGCCCGCTAATCAACAAAATCAACTTGCTGGTGACGTAACTAGTATCTTAGCAAGATAAGTTACCAAACAACTTGATTTATCCATCAGGTCATAGTATAATATGCTATGACCTTTATTTGCGATAAAATTAAATGACGAATCTTATAATAGACACTACAAGAACTCTATGGCAGAGTGGTAGAAAAACCAAAAAAACTGGAGGTGGGTGGATATCTGGCAATGCAGTTTGTTGCATTCACAATAATCAATCAGTTGACAAACGTGGTCGTGGCGGTCTTATAGTTTCTGAAGAGTCAGTAACTTATTCCTGTTTTAATTGTAACTTTAAATGTGGATACAGACTTGGTCAAACACTATCTAGTAGATTTAAAAACTTCTTAATATGGCTAGGAATAGATAAACTGTTATTAGATAAGTTAGCAATTGATGCGGCCAAACTTAAAGATGAAATGGCTGACGCACAAATAAACATCGTTCGTCGTATACCAAAAATAGTTTCGTTCAGTACTATTAATCTACCAGAGGGAGCAGTTAGTTTAGACGTAACAAATATTGATCATAATATTCATGTTGATTACTTACATAATCGTGGACTCTCCGCTGATAGTTATGAGTACTATGTTACTCCTAATGCTCTTGGTAGAAATAAAAATAGAATAATAATACCATACTACTATAACAAACAACTTGTGGGTTATACCAGTAGATTTTACGATAATCATAAGCCTAAGTATGTACAGGAATCTCAAAGAGGGTATGTATTTAATTTAGATGCTCAGTATGATAATTTCGAAGTATGTATTTTAGTAGAAGGTCAATTTGATGCTATTAGTATAGGCGGTGCTGCTTATATGGGTAGCACTATCAATGATGAACAAGTAACACTTATCGGAAGACTAAACAGAAAAGTAATTGTGGTTCCAGACAAAGATATAAGTGGAATGAGCATATGTGATAGGGCACTAGAGCTTGGTTATCACGTTAGTCTTCCGAGTTGGAGCAACGATGTGAAAGATGTTAATGATGCAGTCAAACGCTACGGAAAACTGTCTACACTATTAAGTATATTGCAGTCAGCGACTACGAACAAAATAAAAATTGAAATGGAAAAGAAAAAATATAAATGATGACGAATGTTGAATATACTCGTGATGTACAGGAATTATTTTTAAGAATGATGTTAACCGATGCTCAGTTATATACTAGAGTAAGTAACATTATGAATAGTGAAAACTTTGATAAATCATTGCGTGGAGCAGCTACGTTTATCGTAGAGTTTAGTGAGAAATATAATAGTATTCCTGACGCGGGACAAATACAAGCAACAACTGGCATTCAACTTGATTTAATACCTAGTTTACGATCTAGTGATTCAGAATGGTTTCTAGATGAATTTGAAAAGTTTACACGTAGACAAGAACTAGAACGAGCCATTGTTAAGAGTTATGATCTATTAGAAAAGGGCAATTTTGATCCAGTTGAGAAATTGATCAAAGATGCAGTTCAGATTAGTTTAACAAAGAACATGGGAACAGATTACTTTGCTGATCCTCGTGCTAGATTATTGTCAATTAAAAACAATAATGGACAAATTAGTACTGGCTGGCCCAGTCTTGATAGTAAACTATACGGTGGTTTTAATCGTGGAGAACTTCAGATTTTTGCTGGTGGGTCTGGAAGTGGTAAGTCATTGTTTATGCAAAACTTGGCTGCTAATTGGATACAACAGGGTTTGAATGGTGTATATGTTACTTTAGAACTATCAGAAGAGCTAACCGCTTGGCGTATTGATAGTATGATTACTGATGTAGCAACTCGTGATGTTTTTAAGAATATTGATGACGTAGAACTCAAAGTTAGAATGTCGGCAAAGAAAAGCGGTAAGTTTTTTATTAAGTATTTACCAGCACAAAGTACCGTGAATGATATTAGAGCTTATATCAAAACACTACAAATGGAAAAAGATATTACTATTGATTTTTTATGTGTAGATTATCTAGATTTGTTAATGCCAGTGAGTACTAAAGTTAGTCCAAGTGATTTGTTTATTAAAGACAAGTACGTTAGTGAAGAACTAAGAAATTTAGCAAAAGAACTTAATGTGCTATTTACTACTGCCAGTCAATTGAATCGTAGTGCAGTTGAAGAAATTGAATTTGATCATAGTATGATTTCTGGTGGTATTTCAAAAATCAACACAGCAGACAATGTGTTTGGTATCTTTACTAGTCGTAGCATGCGTGAGCGAGGGCAGTATCAGATTCAGTTAATGAAGACTCGTAGCAGTAGTGGTGTGGGTCAAAAAGTTGACTTGTCGTTTAATGTAGATACTCTTAGAATCTTTGATGATGGTGAAAGCACTGGATATGTTTCTAATAGTCAAAGCGCAAGTACTATATTAAGTAAGATTAAAACCAGTAGTCAAGTTATAGATCAGTCAACCGGAGAAGTACTAGAAGTAGAATCAGTTAAAAAAGTAGTTGCTGATGTTCAAGGTAGCAAGTTAAATGCTATGCTTAATCAAATCAAATCTAAGTAGTCGTGATAAATACTTCTATGGAAAAGAAAACGAGATCGCTACTTGAAGAATTGAATTCAATTGCCGAGAATAAAGATACTAAGCTCATACTGGAAAGTAGAGCAAATAATATCATTAATTCTGCCATTCATTTATTGGAAGTAATTGAAAGAAATTACACTCCAGAGCAAGCAGCCATACTAGAAAAAAAATTATTGATTGCTATTAAGAATCGTGATAGTCAAAAGTTCTCTCGTAGTCTTAAAAGAACCGGAAATGAAAAATGAAAATTAGTGATCTTAAATCAGTCAAGCAAATAAACGAAGATACTTGGGAAAATCTGGGCAAATGGGCAGGAAATACCGTAAAGAAAGGTATAAATCGAGGTCTAGATGCTATAGGATATCATCCAGAAAATACTAGAGCAAATAAACTAGATACTAGAGCAAAAGCTATTGGTCTTCAGATGTTCACTAAGCAACTAACTGATTTGTTAACGCATGCTAAATCCAGTGGTATGTTGGCACCCAAAGCACCCAAAGCACCCCCAGCTCCATCACCGGCCCCTAGTCCATCACCGGCCCCTAGTCCATCACCTAGTCCAGCTCCTAGTCCATCACCGGCCCCTAGTCCATCACCGGCCCCTAAGCCGGCCCCTAAGCCGGCCTCTAAGCCGGCCCCTAGTCCATCACCGGCCCCTAAGCCGGCCCCTAGTCCAGCTCCTACAACTACGCTCACGACTACACCAAAGTCTATTCCTACAACTACAACTACACCTACAACTACTCCAAAGTCTAATTCAGCACCTGCATCTAATTCTACAGATAAATCTCCCTTTGGCGATGCATACGAGCCATCACCGTATCCATATGATAAAGAACGACCCGAATATACCAAAGCTGATCATCAAAAAGCTCTAGATTATCGGGCAAGTCAGAAAAAGATTGCTCAAAACATCGCCAATTACAACGCGACTAAGAAATCAAAGATTAAAGAATCAACAAGAGATAAACAATATAAATTATTCAGTACACTGTTAGAATATAAAATGTTAGAGGCTAAGCAAAAAACTCAAACTACGGAACAATTTATAAATCAATTTCTTGCCACTCAAACCGGTCAATTTAAACAATACAAAACATATGTTAGTAATTTAAAAGTTCTAGCTCAACAGGCAGGTCAAGAATTTGACTCAACCGGAAAAATTAATCCAGAGACAATGAATAAAATGTGGGAAAATCTGTGGATGTGGAGCAAGATGAGTGGAGGAGGTTCAACTAACAGCAATAGCAATGTTACTCGTAGTTCTACTAGTACTGATGATGAAACAATTGACTCTAAACGTGAACTTACTGCAGAAGAAGTTAAAACAATATTGAATAAAAATGCCACTCTTGATATTTCTAATTACTCCAACAAAACAAAAATGATAGCATCAGTCAAGAAATTGATAACCAGTTTAGGTGGAAACATTAGAAAGATAAGTGCAGCTAGAGGAATACCAGACGATAAATTATCAGAGAAATTTCAAGAACTATCAAGCAAAGATTCAGATGATGACTATGATAAACAACAAATTTTGAATGGTCTATATAGTATAGGAAAAACTTTAGAGATATTATAATGACACCAATGGTTAAAGATTTTGCAAAATGTGGTTGTGGACGTAGTAAGAATGCACCGTGGTGTGATGGCTCACATGCACTTCCAATAGAAACATCAGAGCCATATCCAGTATTACCTGAATTACCAGTCGATAGTGATCACAAGCGTAATCCATACGCATCAACATAATTCTACTCACGAGTTCATTCACTCTAAATAGTGAATGAACATTAAATGCTACACTCTGTACGATATTACAAGAACAAATGTTAATAGAAAAAAGTTTACAGACTCAGTAAGCAAAGAAGAGCTTAGACAAAGAAATCAACAAAGTAATCTTGAAACTATATTTCAAATAATCAACATGCGTTCTCAACCAGAGAATATTTCAGAAATTAAAAAGTTAACAGTCAAGTGTAAAAACATCATAGACAACTATGACTTTGGATATCTTTATACAAAAAACATTGGCATTAATAAAATGTTCAATATATGGACTTTTACTTTTAGCATTGAGCATCCAGATGTATTCAATAATGGTCGAGAAGAATTAGGTAACTTAATTAGCGACTGTGATCAAGTTCCAATGATTATAGAGCTAGATGAATCATTTAAACTGTCACGACAGCTAAATATTTCTACAGAATTACGAAACATTTATTTTGAGATTATAAAATGAAAAAATCTACCAAGATGTATAATCAATTGTCTAGTATAGTAGAGCATACACTAACAGAACTGATAGATAGTGTGATCATAAAGGTCGGAAATCATTATGTACTATATAATAAATACACTATCAAACGAGAACTCGATCACGTAGTTGTTTTTAAACGAGATAACTATGAATCGTATGAATTCAATTATATGAAGAATGCAATGATATGGGTATTACTAGATAGAAATCAAAAATTTTTAGAAAGAAATAGAATCTATAGATTGGATAAAGAACTTACTAGCATTGAAATTGACAAGAAAATACATACAAAGTTAAAGCTAAAATATATTCAGGATATTGATAGATATTCGATTTATGCTACGAAATTACAAAAAGATATTGCTAAACAAAAGCAAATTGTAATAGAAATTGATAAATACTTTATACTAGCTAACCGATATTCTAATAAATATCATAAACAGGAAACTAAAAATGAAATTAACAGAACTAGCCCAATCAAAAAAAAATCAAACTCAACGAGCACTTCGTGAGCAATTTGAAGTTAACGTGAATCTTAATAACTTAGATCAACGTAATACTCGTCAAATGTTATCTAAGGTTCGTGGTTTATTAAAAGAAACTCGTACTAGCAGTAGTTTTGCTAAGAATCAAAGCAACCCATCATATCTTAAGATGGTAATGTTAGAGCAAGTATTGTATAATCACTATCAAGACATCAGACTTCAATCACAAATTGTTACAGAAAACGAAGAAGTTGAAAAATCACAAGTTATTCTAGCTGCTCAAGACTTAGTTGATCAAATTCAAAAAATGGTTGAGCAAGTTAGTAAGATGAACGCTGAAGAGTTGCCTGCTGTTGTTACTGGAATTAGTAATGAAATCGGTACTTCAGAAAGTGAAACCTATCAACAAAGCACAGCAGAAGCACTTACTACATTGTTACAATCATTGACTACCGCTAAAGGAAGTCTAACGAGTGCACTAGGACAAATCACTGGCGAATCTTCACCTGATGCTGGATTCGGCGGAGAAGAAGGAATGGGCGGAGACATGGGTAATGATATGGGTAATGATATGGTTAATGATATGGGCGATGATTTTGGCAATGAGCCAGCTCCAGAACCAGAAGAACCAGAAAATGTCAGCACAGCTGGCCGTCAAATGAGATAAGCGTGAGACTATTTGAATTTGCCGATACTAACGATGATAACTCGCTACGAGTTAAGTTGACTGGAATTGTCAGTCAACTTATAGGACGTCTTGGAGATACCGATACAAAAAAACCCTATTCATTAAAAGCTTTATTAACTACGCTTAATGGTAATGGAATATCAGTAAGTTCAGAGCAATTTCGTAATATGATCGAAGAAGAGCCATTAAAAAACTTGATAGCAAATGTTCAGGGTGATAACGTTATATTCAAGGGTCAAAGTAGCAGTGATAGTGAAGTTGAAGCTCCAGATGACTCTACTAGTACATTGAAAAAAATGGCCAATAGAGCAGAAAAGAAAAGAAAATAATACATCCAAATTACTTGACAGAATTTAATTAATATAGTATAATCGATGCATGAGCATCTCACATTATATTCCAAAATTCAACTATCAACCATTATCTAGACAAAATGTAGACGGGAAACGACAGTATGTTACTCCAAGTGGCAGAGTCCCGTCAGTTACAACTATTCTAGAAGCAACCAAATCAGAAGAAGCAAAAAAAACACTTAATGAGTGGCGTAAAAGAGTTGGTCATGAAAAAGCACAAGCAATTACTACTGAAGCTGCCAATCGTGGAACTCGTATGCATACATATCTCGAATCGTATGTAAAAACTGGAGTCATGCCAGAAAGACCATCTAATCCATTTAGTTGGTCTAGTCATGCTATGGCACATGAAGTTATTGCCAGTGGATTATCTAATGTAAGTGAATACTGGGGTGTAGAGTGCCCGCTATACTTTCCAGAAGTTTATGCTGGAACGACTGATTGTTGTGGTATACACAAGACATCAGAAAGCATACTAGACTTTAAGCAAACAAATAAACCAAAAAAAGAAGAATGGATTGACGATTATAAAATTCAATTAGCTGCTTATGCTATTGCTCATAATGAAGTTTATAAAACTAACATCAATAAAGGTGTAGTTTTAATGTGTGTTAAGCCAGAGATTGACGAAAAGACATTTGAAATCATTACTCCTCCTCAATATCAAGAATTTATAATAGAGGGTAATGATTTCGTACACTGGTCTAATCGTTGGTGGGATAGAGTCTATCAGTTCTATAGTATGTGATAAGTAACTATTGCCATTTGTCATTAGAGTAAAATAATGATAAATAAGTTATATAGGAATTTATCACAATGGCAATAGTACAAATTTCCAAAATTCAAGTTAGAAGTGGCAACATCGCCGATCTCCCTCAATTATCAGTTGGGGAGTTCGGTTTTGCCACTGACACAAAACAATTATTCATTGGACCCAATCCCAATGTCATTGGATCTAATCCAGATAATGTAGAAGTATTAACAGAGTATACTCTTACTACAGGAGCTACTGGTCCCATTGGAGCTACCGGTTCTAGCGGATTAACTGGAGCTACCGGAACTGGTGCTACAGGTGCTAGTGGTCTAATTGGATCTACAGGAGCTACAGGAGCTAGCGGGTTAACTGGTGCTACTGGAACTGGTGCTACAGGTGCTAGTGGTCTAATTGGATCTACGGGAGCTACAGGAGCTAGCGGGTTAACTGGTGCTACTGGTGCAAGCATAGTTATTGTCGGATCAATTCCTGATGTTTATGTTAATCCTCCAAACGACCCTCAGATCACATTGAACGCAGCATTCCCTGGATCAGTTTCTAGTGACGGTGTTATTGACTTAACTACCGGTGATTTGTGGGTTTATGATGGATCTTTATGGGTAGATGTCGGCACTATTAGAGGACCTATTGGGTCAACTGGTGCCAGTGGTTTAACCGGAGCAACCGGATCAGGAGCTACTGGTGCTAGCGGAGCAACCGGAACAATCGGTGCTACTGGCGCTAGCGGGTTAACAGGAGCTACTGGTATCGGAGCTACTGGTGCTAGTGGATCTGTTGGAGTTGGCGGAGCATTTACTTTTTCTCAATCATCTCCAGCTACAACATGGACTATAACTCATAATCTTGGGTATCAATACGTCAACGTAGAATTAATTGATTCAACTGGAAATAGCTGGAATGGAAGATATAATTATCCAACAATTAACTTTGTAAATACAACTACGTTAATCGTCACATTTGAT